CGGGATGGCACCTACGTCACGGACTTCGGGTGACGGATTGGTGCGCGGTCACGGTGCCGCGCGGGTGGAGGTGGGGCAGACCGGTTTGGCCCGCGGGCGGGCGGCGATCCAGGTGGCGATGGACCGCCTGTTCGGGGTGCGCGAACATGCGGACGACCCGGACGTCGCGGCGGTCCGGTCGGCAGGGGTGCGACCGCCGCGTTGGCTTGGCCTGCGTGAGGCATACGTGCAGGTGACGGGTGACGCCGGGGTGACCGGGACGATCCACCCGGGCCTCTCGATTGCCCGCGAGGCGAACGAGGTCACCACCGGCATCCTGAACCAGGCCCTGCTGAACAGCATGACCAAGCGACTGGTGCAGGACTATGACGGACAGCCGCAGGACTGGCGCAAGTTCGTCTCCATCAGGGCGCTACGCGACTTCAAGACGCAGGACCGCATCCGGCTGCACGACTTCGGCACGCTTTCGACGGTGGCCGAAGGTGGCGCGTATACCAATCTGGCGTGGGACGACACCCGCGAGACGTACGCGCCGGTGAAGAAGGGGAACCTTGTGGTGGTGACCCGCGAGGCGATCCTGAACGACGACCTCGACGCCATCCGCAAGATCCCATCGAAACTGGCAATCGCGGCGGGCATCACGATCAACGAGTTCGTCTACGGGCTGTTCACGGGCAATCCGACGATGGCCGACGCGACCAAGATCTTTGACGACGGTACGCAGACGGCACACGGCAACCGCCTGACCAGCGCGCTTTCGGCGACGGCCTTGCAGTCGGCGATGACGCTGATGATGAAGCAGACGAACACCGCGGGGAAGCGCCTGAACCTGCGTCCGGCCTACCTGCTGGTACCGCCGGACCTGCTGTTCACGTCGATGACGCTGGTGAGCAGCACGTTGGTGCCGGGGTCGATGAACAACGACGCAAATGTGCTGAAGGGGGCCGTGGAGCCGCTTTCGGTGGCGCAGTTCACCGACGTGACGGACTGGTACGTGATTGCCGACCCGCGCCAGATCGAGACCCTGGAGATCGGGTTCGTGGGTGGTCGCGAGACCCCCGACCTGCTGATGCAGGATGCGCCGCTGGAGGGCCAGGTCTTCACGAACGACCAGATCAGCTTCAAGGTGCGCTGGGAGTTCGGCGGTGGCTGGCTGGACTACCGTGGCGCGGTGTGGTCGCAGGTGGCCGGGTAAGGGGAGAGGCCCTGACCCACCATTCGAGGTGACGGGCCTGACCCCCCGGCCCCCGGTCCGCGTCGGGACGGGGGTTGTGGGGTCAGGCCCAGTTTCCCAGCACCCAGGAAAGGACCAACCACCCATGTCCACGCTAACCACTCTCCGGGCAGCATTGCGGCTTGACCTGAATGATCCGGTTGGGACGTCAGCGCGGTGGACAGATGCCGACCTTGACCGGGCGATCGGCCGCGCAGTTTCCGCCTATGCCGAAATCCTGCCACGCGTGCAGTCGGTCGTGCTGACCACCACAGCCGGTAGCCGCATCGTGCCCGTCACTTCACTTGGCACCATCACCACCATCCTTTCCGTCGAGTGGCCGGTCCCGCTCGCGGGCGTCACTGGCGAGGCACCGCGTCCGCCGTGGCGCCACGACGAGGAGGCCGGTTCGGTCACAATCGTCGGACCGGAAGTGCCCGCCGGCGAACCAGTGCGGATCCGGTGGTCTGGCCCGCATGTCGTCGACGGGTCGGGAAGCACCATTCCCGAGGGTGACGAGGCGCTGGTCATCCTGGGCGCTGCCGGCCACGCGTGCCTGGCATATGGCACACCGGCATCGGACAACTTCCGGTACACCGACGGTGAGGCCGGTGCCGCCGTCGACGATACCGCCATCGGGCCGGAATGGCGGAACCGGGCCGATGAGTTGCTCGCACGGTTCGACCGTGACCTGCGTCGTCTCGGCGGATTGCGTTCGCGAAGCGTGCGGGCCCGCGTCAAGTAGCCATTCGGCCTCGGCACAACAGGGGGAGGTCGTCATGCCACTTGACGCGCGCAAGGTGGCGCACATCTCTGCAAACCGGACACGCATCCGTGCGGGCCGTTCCGAGACGGTCGTCCTGATCGCCGCGGGCAACGGCACGACTGGCACGCAAGTGGTGACCGACGCCGTCTGGCATGACCGGCACGACGGCGGACCAGTCGCCGTTCCCTACGGGGGTCCAACCGGCACGGGCCATGCAAACCGCGGATCGGTCGCGTGGGACGCAACGGTGGAGTTGCCGGGTTCGGTCTCGCTGCCGACCGACCTCCGGTACGTCGCCCGGACCGCGAGCGTCGCCGGGATCAGCAGCGCCCCGAGGTATGCGGTGATCGACGCGATGCGTGCCGGTCTTGGAACGGTGGCATCGGCCGGGTTGACCGCCATGACCGCGTCGGGCAACCGGTGGCGCCTGCACCTGCGCCGCCTGCCGTGACGGACCATCGGCCGTGACCCAGGGGCGGGCCACACCGGACAGATCGAGGAGAAGGGACCGATGAGTGACCTGCGTGCAGCTGAGGTTCCGGGCGGGACCGGATCGGCCCCCAACGGTCCCGGGGCGACCGGGTACGGCATCGACCTGCCGGCCGAGGTCGAGCGCCTGCGGGCCACGGTGATGGCCTTGGCCGTGGTGGTGACCGAGATCCAGTCGCGACTGAACGCACACACCCACGGTGGAACCACACCGGTGCTGCCGGCCGGGGAGCGTGCGACGACTCCATTCATCCCGGGGTGAGTTCTCAACTTGGGGACTGTCGAAGGCCCCAGCAAACCAGACAACGGAGGTGAGGCATGGCGACCGACGGGCCACCATGGGTGGTGGGCCAGAACTGCACCATGACCCTGACGCACCCGATGGTGAACGCCGGCACCGCGCGTGGCTTCTACCTCAAACCGGACACCTGGCGGATGCTGCTTCCCCGGGTCTGGTACCGCGGGACAAATGTGGCGCCGGTGATCGCATCCTCGCCGATCGGCGTCGGCATACGCGTGTTCGAGGGGGTGGTGACCTCTCGCGACGGTTTCCTGCATGTTGACGGCACACCGTCGATGCAGACGGCATCCTCGTGGCACACCGCGCTCCTGGCGTTCGTGGCACAGGCCGGGACGGTGATGACCTTGACCGACCCGGCCGGAACCTCGTGGACGGTCGCCATCGAGGAGGTGGAGGATCGGGTGTCGACGGGAGGCACGACATTCGGCCGGGCGTGGGAGACCCGCCTCGTGTGGGTGGAAGTGCCGGCGTGACAGGGCTTTCAGGCAGCTACGGATCGGCCTTGGACAGCACAACGGAGTACGAGGGAGGGTTTGCATGGCACAACCGGATTTTTTCGGGATCGTGGCAGCGGTGCTTGCGGTGGTGCTGCTGGTGGATATCTCGGTGCTGTGGATCTCTGGCAAGCAGGTCCCCGAGCTGCTGGGACAACTGGTCTTCGCGGTGTTCGGGTTCTACTTCGGCCGTGCCCCCCTCGCTCCCCGCGGTGACGAACCGAAGGGGAAGGAGGGTGGCGGGGCGACGGGGTAAACGCACCTACTCACAAAACGATACACTACTAGGCAACCTTTGACACTTACGAGTACCGATTCGCAATATTGCCACTTTTCTTACTATAAGTATCATGACATGTCTACTTATTGATTGATCTGCGAAAACCGTACTCAACAGCATCTTTGAGCGGAGTCTTAGAGTTTTTTTTGTGATTTACAATCATCGTATTTTTCGCACCCGAAGGCTATCTAATTACATTTTAGTAATCTTCGGAACTAGTTGAAACTCATCACCCCGTGGAGTCGGGATAGTTCGGTATCGCACAGGCATAAAGTGCAACAACCACCGCTGCAGGTTCTCCCACATGGCTTCCGGAGTATTGTTTAATATATCCTTGCCGTAAATATCAGAGACGAATTGTATCATTTCTCGCCAACTCCTAGAATTCCCAGTAACGAAATTATCCACCCTCGCTACAATCGGCATTAACATAAAAGCGGCCCGGGCACACAAAATGAACTCGTGTTTGTCAAGATGACGCACGATGCCTAGGTCGTCTATATCCTGGACAGCATCAGCATAGTTCGCAGCACTCATTGTTTTTTCATTACAAATATACGCGTCATACAGCCGATCCGGCAGCGCACACTTGGGATACCAGTTCAATACCCCATCCTCAAAGTCTTCGGCATTGTCTGAAGCTCTGATAACCACATTCTCCGCCCCGATGTCATCTGCGACTCGACGTTCCCACCTACCAGTTCGTCGGAGCGCATCAACGATCGTCTGCACGTCACCTCGAACCTGTGCTGTAGCCAAACTGGAAGAAGACAACACTGCCTGTTCAAACTTGACGATAGTTGGGTCGAAACCATCAAAGGGCATGAGAAGCTCCAAGTTCGCTTGCTGAGTCCAGCCAAGAGCCTTCAATGTCAAGTTCGCAGAACCAATCAGCGAATGAGAACCTGACCGATAGAGCTTGGCATGCAGCCTCGGTTGGAGCAACAGCTTTGATCGGCCACGGGATTGAAGCACATCCCAAACCTCAAGGTCAGACACACCGTGAACAATCTCTAGTGGGTCCCAGCGAGTGACACAAGTAATCGAAGCGCTTACTGGACAAGCCTCAATCACCCGTCTTACAGCAGAAGCGCGCATGAAGGGAGCAATCAAAATGAGCTCTTCAGTTGCGCTCCGCGCCAAGTCCAGAATCCGGTCACCGATGAACATGAGTGCCCACCCTATGAAAGATCGGCGAGAAACAGCTTCGCCATCTTTCCCCATTCTTTCCGAACAAGAGCTACTTGTTCGCGCCTCTCGCCGGCTCGCTCTTCGAGTTCGTAGCGGACCCACGATAGTAATAATAATTGAATAACATCTGATGTCTTCTTAATAATTTCTTGCAGTTTTGTTACATCTTCAATGTTTTCTTCTGGCTCGAATGCTTTAAATAATTTATCAAACAGAGGATGATTTACATTCAACTGATTAATGTGCATACCAGTTGACGCCTTAGGAATAAAGAACGCGTCAGACTCTTGATCAGTTCTTAATGTAAAAAATCGCAGGTTCTGGCGAATCACGACTTCTATATCATCTTGAATTGTCGCGGGAGACATACCCTCACTCGTCAAAACAGATGTGAGCCCGTCTATTATGGCCCGCTCATCATCCGCTTCATCAACCAACTCCGCAGTGTCTCTGCCGTCTTGCACCAACTGCTCGATGCGCCGGATTGTTTCCCGCGTTGCAATCTTCTCAGGCGTCACACCTTCATGCCGCTCGCGCCTGGTACCAGAACCAATTGTCTGCTTGGTTGTCAATCTCCTCAATTCTCTGATTAAAGTTCGTACACGATTAACGACTTCAAACAGAATCAAACGCGTGTCATTTTCCCACTCCTCCTTAAGCACATTCCAATCATCGTCTCTTTTATCGTCTTTGAGCTGCGAGCATACGGAGCGAAAAGCGGTAGCATCTTGCTTATTATTGGTTACGCCGAAGAGTTCGTCTAGCTCTGCAGGAAAGTCAATCTCCACGCCCCACCAACGTTCAGTGGGGTCAGCGTTAACAAGTGTTTCATCGAGCACAAGTTCGCGTCCAGCCCTCACCAAAGACACCCCGACGTTTTTGGATGCGTGTTTACCGTAATCCTGCGCACCCGCAACACCTCCGTTTCCGCCAGTCCTGGCCTCATCTTTCGCGTAGCTGGTCCGAATCACGATACGATGGATCACATCACCAATTTTTGCATCTATTACCTCTGATCCTTCACCGTAACTCTGAAACATAGGGTTCACGTCATAGGGCCTCGGAGTCGATGTATTGGTCATCAAGTACATAGGGTCGTTCGCACGCGCATCAAGCGTGAAACTTTCTTTATCATCATCAATCGACCAAGCAGACATGCGAATTATTAATCCATCTTGACTTATCTTTTTTCTGTATATTCTCCCCAAAAGAAATTCCGAATTTCGCAATGTGGCTTCGGCACTACTCCACTTCACACGATCAAGTTCTGACCAGACAACTACAGTTCCACGCTGGGAAAGCCCCGTTCCCCAGGCTTTTCTCCACTCCTCTGGAACTGGCTGTGGCTGTGGCGCTGGGACAATTGTTAGTGTCCTCTCTTCTATCTCCGACAGAGACAAGTACGAGTGAATTGCGTTATCGGGACCCGATTGCCAAGACCACACATCAACTCGACGGCACTGTGAGAAACTGGAAGTAGGAAGACCCATCCCGAACCTACCGATCCCGGATCGGTCATCTAAATAGTTGCCGTTCCCAAACTGCAAAGCCTTCCGCAAGGTCGCTTCATCCATACCTTTACCATCATCAATAACGGCTATTTTGTAAACTCTTGTTCGCCTCCTCTGTTGCACCACTTCAAACTTTTCCGCACATACCAATCTTACTATATTTGCACCCGCTTGAACGCTATTATCAATAAGTTCGGCAATGGCATGCTCAGTGCCTTTGTATCCATTGTCGCGCATGGCTCGCACAGCCAAAAATGCAGGGATGATTTCGTGTACATTCGCGCCTTCGTTCATATCCAAACGTCCTCCCAGTTGAAGAATGCTTCAGCGATATCTGCAAAACCTGGCAGACCAGGATCAACTACCGTCACTATTTCGGCTACTTCATTTCCACCTGCCCTCACGCCTCTAACCGCCCGCCCCACCATCTGGCTATACAACACCAACGATTTTGTTGGCCTGCATATTATGGCTGCAGACGTTGCTGGCGCGTCAAACCCTGTGGTCAAAACTCCAAAGTTCACGAGCACCATTGGGTTAACGTCGGCAGACTTGAACCGCTGAATCGCGCGGTCTCGTTCCATTTGTGGTGTCACACCCGTGACTGCGGCAGCAGCCCTACCACGCGCCACAAGAATCGCTGCGATTTGCATAGCATGAGACACCGTCGTGGCAAATACAATCGTGCGCCGGTGACGGCGCATCATCACTTCGGCGCGCCGGACAATGGCAAGGGTGCGCTGCTCATCAACTGCCAGGCGCATCAAAATGGACTCGGGTATTTCTAATGCTTGTGATAATTGTTTATGATCTTCTTGAGAGAGAATTAAGCCTGCGTGTATGTTTAATGTATGGAAGTCAGGCTTTGCAAGATATTTCTCAGCGATTAAATATTTAACTGGATTGTCGTATCCCTCAATTTGGAGAACAACCTTCTGTCGATTAAAAAACTCTGAAAGACGTTCATCCTCGGAAATGTTCGACCAAGTTCTGCCCGGTGTGGCAGTCAATCCTAGCAGTTTAGCTCTATGTTTTTTTGTTGCCAGCAATGATAATAATTCATTATATGTTGGCGCTATAGATTGGTGCGCTTCATCGATAACTGAAAGAGAAACAAGATCACAAAACTTCAGAAATAAATTGATATCCTTCCGATACAATCCGTGGAGCTTTGCTAGGCCTGCAACGATGAACCGGTCACCGGTTTCCGAGAGGTCAGCAACGGCACTTCCCCACATCCGCACCACTTTTATCGGACGATCACCAAGGTGCTCCCATGCCCGTTCGAACTCGCTTGCTGCTTGTTCGAGCAGTTCCTTGCTGTGAGCAAGCCAAACGACAACGGCAGACTTCTCACGCAAGAAGTGGCGTGAAACAAGATGCATCGCACTCCTTGTCTTGCCGGAACCCGTTGGCATGTGGAGGATGGCTCGCCCGTTCTGCCCAGCGAGCGCTTCCTCGGTCCGGATAATCGCGTCACGTTGGTGCGCGAACAGGCCGTAGGATACGTGGACGGTAGCCGACGCACCGGAAGGCCTCTGCGACGCCCGAGTGTCACTTACTGAGGTGGCGCCGAAAAATGCAAAAAGCCTTTTTTCCCGTAGTGAGCCGGAAGCCAAATCGGCAGTTGCTACGCCAACCGGCGTGCGATCATCAATCTCTAGCTTGTCTGCAAGTTCAAGGATCTTATGGGGAGGTAGCCTGACAAGAAGCCATCGCCGGACGTTCGGGTCAGCAAGGATGGTGCGCCCCTCGGCCTGCGCCAGGATCATTTTGGCCAGTCGGCCTGCGTCAAGCGGTTGACCCTCCAAAAGCTCTGCAATCGTTGCACTTGCGCCAGCGAGTGCTCTCAAGTGGCCAACTGGAGCTGCGGAGAGGAGGTCGTCAAGCGGATATCCAGGGGCTCCAAGCGCCATGTAAGTCATTGTCCCCTCGAGATTTTCAACATTAAAATGCCACCCAACAATGGCTTTTTGATCAAAACCAGTGATTTAATAGATTTGATATATTCACTATTTTTGTCTATTGCCATCAGCATAACGCACATTTTTTTGCGAGTTTAGACTCGGTTTACATGCACAGATTACCAAAACTTCGGCGGAGATGGCGTGAAACTTCACTCGAACCGGATTCGGTGCCTGGGTGCGATTTGTAGAATTTTAGTTCTAGATGGTGTACGATTGCCCCGAGAGTGCTCACCAGACACTAATTTATGTATCGCATCCTTCCCCAATTAGGGTTGACACTCTTTGAGGCCAACCGAACGCGGCATACACCACGAACTGACCCAAGCAGCGCAGAGGATTTGGCAGTGGCCCGCGACTTAGCTCAAACAGGCGTTTCCACATACCTCGATTTCAATTCCTCCACGCCGGTGGATCCAGCTGTCATTGAGGCCGTGGTCAAGTCGATGCGTGATGTGGTTGCGAACACGAGCAGCACGCATCCGCCAGGGGTCCTGGCATTCGAGGAAATCCAGCAGGGACGCGATGAAGTCGGCACGTTGATTGGATGCCCTCCAGCATGGCTCACATTCACATCAGGTGCTACGGAAGCCAACAACCTCGCTATAAAGGGACTGTGGGATGGCATGCAAAGCGGCGCACGAACGCGTGACACTATCGTCGTTGGAGCCACGGAGCACTCCGCAGTCCTTCAGGCAGCGCGCTCGCTTGAGGCACGCGGAGCGCGTATTCTTGTTGCTCCGGTTGATGAATATGGAATCATTCTCGAAGATGCCTTAAAATCTCTGGTTGACGAACGGACACTACTGGTGTCTGTGATGGCAGCAAACAATGAAACTGGCTCAATAACAGATCTTTCCAAGGTGAGCGCAATAGCAAAGGCGTCGGGGGCCTACATCCACTCTGATGCCACCCAATACGTTGGCAAGCTTCCGTTCGACATGCTTTCCGCCGATGCTGACCTCGTTTCGATCAGCGCGCACAAGTTGTATGGCCCAAAGGGTGTCGGCGCGCTGGCTGTGGCTCGAGGCACTCCGGTTGCTCCTCTGTTTCATGGTGGCGGTCATGAGAAGGGCCTCCGCGCGGGGACGCTGAACACCCCGGGAATAGTTGGCCTTGGAGTCGCTGCACGGCTTGCCTTAGCACGGTTTCATGAGGCAGACCCAATCCGTGTCCTGCGTGACCGGCTACATTCCGGTCTCAAGGCGCGCATCGACGGAATGACGCTCAACGGGCATCCGTCAGAGAGATTGCCAAACACACTGAATGTGCGTTTCGCTGGGGTTGATGCAGACGCGCTGGTAGCCTCTTTGGACTGCGTGCACTGCTCGACGGGCAGCGCCTGCCACTCTGGTTCACCGGAACCGTCGCACGTGCTCCTGGCAATGGGGTTGGGTCGCATCGAGGCACACGAGAGCATCCGGCTCAGTCTCGGGAGGACGACTACGGTCCTAGAAGTTGACGCGGCGATTGAGGATTTGGTTCGCGCCGTCAGACGATTGCGGGAAATGACAGGGTCTCCTGTCTCCCGAGACCGCATTTCGGCTTGACCGCAACGTGTGGAGAACAAATGAGCGGGTTATACGAGGCAGCGTTACCCTATTTTGCCCGGCACGAAACATTCCACCCGCGCTATGGGTGGTTTGGAAAGGGAGTGACCGCCGCTAACCGCAATCCCGCAGTCTTCTCAAGTGATGAAGCGACGGTTGATCTTGGTGTCGGGAAGAACATGGTCCTGGCGATCAGGTTCTGGTGTAGAGCCGCAAAGCTGTTCGTTGACGTACCCAAGCCAGAGACATCGCGCACTTCACACGCCACTGTCACCGAACGGGGGCGAGTCCTGTTTGACAGGGAACGCGGGCTCGATCCATATCTTGAACTTCCAGGGTCGCTTTGGCTCCTTCACTGGTGGATGCTTTCACCACGCTGCCTGCTGCCCGCGTGGTGGATCGCGTTCAACCAGTTTACCGCGCTCGAATTCTCAGACGATGAGCTCATAAGTTCAATATGTGGAATTGTTGAGGAAGTAGAGAATTGGAGTAATCCGGCCCGGTCAAGCATAGTTAAAGATGTTGATTGCCTGATCAGGATGTATAGCTCAAGGCGAGCGGCGCCTTCGGGCCTCGAAGATTCCTTGGACTGTCCGTTCCGTGACCTTGGCCTTATGGCGCCTGTGTGGAATGAAAATAGGAAGTTCCGCTTCCTGCTTGGCCCAAAAGCCACTCTGCCACCTGCAGTACTTGCATACGCGTGCATCGAATTTATTGGCCGCCACCAAGACGGGGCCAGAACAGCCACAATTGGCCGCCTTACGTCGGCGCCTGGCAGCCCTGGACGGGCTTTCAAGCTGACAGAAGACGCGTTGACAACATCACTCGCTCAATACGAGGCGACGGCCACAGGCATTCAGTTGGTCTCAAGTGCTGGGGCTACTCAAGTGGCATTGAGAGGCGGTCCGGATGAGCTCGCCTTGGCTGCGCTCACCAGCTATTACGGCGAGTTCAGAACTCAAGTCGTACACCCGCTGCCAACGGATGTCCGGCCGGCACATAGCGATGGTAGTCACCTAAGCGACCGGGACGGCGCAAATGGCTTGGTAGGAGTGTACTCGTGACACCCCGGCTTCTGGACTTTGTGGACATTCCGCACCGGTTCGCCCGCTCAACAAATGTCGAAAGAGATAGCGATCGCGTTGACCTAGGGGGGTACGTACTCACCTCTCGGGCTCTGGACGTCATAGAGCGGGTAATTAATGCAATCCGCACCCCGTCCGCCGGCCGTGCGCTATCTCTGACAGGCCCTTACGGGACAGGAAAATCTTCCCTAGCCCTCTTTATCGACGCTCTTCTTGGTAACCCGTCTCATCCAGTAACCAAAGCGGCTCACGCTCTTCTTGCTGAGGCAAGCCAACCATTAGCAGCCAAAGCAGCCAGCGCTCTCGCGCTGGTGGGGTCAAACGGTGATGGTTTTATACGGGCAGTGGTTACGGCACAGCGCGAACCAGTCTTGGCCACCCTGATACGTGCGCTTGAGTGTGGCGTTCGAAGGTATTGCGACAGTCATCCGCATGTCACCGACGAACCAGTGCTGCAGCGTGTGCTTTCACTAGGGGCGGCGGAGCAACTAACAGTTGCAGAACTCCGACATCTTGTCATGCGGGTCTGTGACGTTGCTCCAGTCCTGATCGTGATAGACGAGTTCGGCAAATGTCTGGAGTACGCACTTCGAGCACCTGAAAGCACGAGCGCAGACCTGTTCGTTCTTCAGGACTTGGCAGAGTGGGCTGCTGGAGCCACGGCAATGCCCGCAGTGATCATCACGCTGCAGCACCTTGCTGTGCAGGACTATTCAGCCCACGTAAGTAGCCTGGTTCGCAGGGAATGGTCAAAGGTTCTCGGCAGGTTCGTTGACATTCCCTTTGTGGAAGAACCAGCGCAGGCGCAGGCGCTCATTCGCGCAGTGCTCACGCCTAAAAACGATTCTGATCGCTACTTACTTTCATGGGCCAAGTCAATGCGAGCCGCAGCTTTGAAAGGCGGATTCGCGTCTTCGATACACGGCGACGCTGGTTCATGCTTCCCTTTGCATCCGGTTGTGCTCTCAACGCTTCCGGACTTGTGTGCCAGGTACGGGCAGCATGAGCGCACACTGTTTTCATTTCTTGCGGGAGCCGAGCCATTCGGTGTGCGTGCATTTCTTGATGCCCCCACTCCGGTCGACCCAGCGCGCGCGACCGTAAGACTTCATCACGTCTACGACTACTTTGTCGACGCGGCGGCGACACTAATTGGAGCCTCCCCAGCCTCATCAAGGTGGCTGGAAATTGAGACGCGCATCAGGGATGCCAACGGGCTAAGTGCAGCGGAGCGGCGGGTAATCAAAGCTATTGGCGTTCTAAACCTTGTGGCCGCTGGTGGTCCTTTGCGCGCATCGCGCGCGGTCCTATCAGCTTCTTGCGAAGACACACTTCCCGGCACAAAAGATTCCCAAGAAGTTGAATCTGTCTTGGAATCGCTCAGTGCCAAAGGTTTGATCACGTATCGAGACTTTGCAGACGAGTTTCGTATCTGGCACGGCAGCGATTTCGACTTGGGAGGTGCTGTCGAGCGAGCGCACCAGCGCCTAAAGGCGGAATCTGTAGCTGCCATCCTGATGCGCGTGAAAGCCCCAGCACCTATCGTTGCTGCCCGTCACAGTCAGGAGACCGGGACGTTGCGCATTTTTGAGCGCCGGTTCATCGATCGCGCTACCCCGCAACCACTCACCAATCTATTTGGTTCACAAACATCGGGGATTGTGCTTCTTGCGCTCGACGACGCGGACTTCCCCGAGCTGCCTGCCGGCGCCGCAAGCATGCCAATAGTTGTCGGCCGCCTCACCAACGCTACCCAATTGGTAACGGCAGCACTTGTGTTCGCGTCGCATCTCGAAGTGCTCAACGCGATTGATGGTGTAGAAAGTGATTGGGTAGCTCGACGAGAGCTTCGTGAGCGTGTCTCAGTGGCGATGCAGCAACTCGACCATGCGATTGAACAAGCATATGGCTCCACTAGCCCGAACGTTACCTGGTACGACATTTCGCAGGGCAGAAGGCATATTGAGGCGCGCAACCTAAGCGGTGTGCTCTCAGACCTGTGTGACAAGCACTATGGGTCCGCACCTATTCTCCGCAACGAGATGGTCGCCAGAAACGACCTCACTTCACAAGGCGCTAAGGCCCGTAAAGATCTCCTTGAAGCGATGGTCCAGAGTGGAAGCAAGCATCGGCTAGGCCTTCAGGGTTTTGGTCCCGAGTGCGCAATCTACGAGGCTCTGCTTAGCAGCTCCGGCATCCATCGCGAACGCGGAGGATTGTGGACCTTTGGAGCCCCCTGCGAGCCTGACCCCATGAAGTTCGCTCCCGCATGGCACGCGATGATTGACGAGTTGAATAAAGCCGCTCAAGAAGCGCTTCCAGTTTCCAACATGGTCTCACGGTTACAGGCGCCTCCCTTCGGACTAAAATCCGGCCCCATCCCCATCTTGATTACAGCTGTCCTAATTTCAGAATCCGATGATGTCGCTCTCTATGAGGAAGGCACCTTCATCACTCATCTCACTGCCGAAGTCATTGAGCGATTAGCAAAAAATCCGACACGTTTCCGCGTAAAGCGTTACTCCTCTCGCGGGCCACGAGCAGTCGCGATCGAAGCCCTTTCCGAAAGTCTAGGAGCGACCCGTCGTAGTGGACGTGGCCGAGTTAGCAGCGTTGTCAGCGTTGTCGCACCGCTCTTCTCGCGCGCACGAGGCCTCTCACCGTACGCGCGCAGCACCAAGCGCATCTCCGGACCAGCGCAAAAAGTCAGACGCGCGCTTCTGGAAGCTCGCGAACCTGACACCCTGATATTTCAGGCGCTGCCGGACGCACTCGGTCTCCCCATTTTTAGTGACACCGCAACCGCCGACGTGACAAGCCTGCACATCGAAGCTCAACGCTACGTTGACATGCTTTCACATGCTCTGGCAGAAATTGTGAACGTTGATCGCGTGCTTCTAAGCGATATAGAGCGTGCGGTCGCTTCAGCCATCAGGGAGGATCCACAGAACGGGGAGCAGGCTCGGACTAACCTTGGACGTCGCGCAGCGCTGCTGGCTGAAAGCGTTCGAGACCCGAAATTACGGGCGTTCGTAATGGCGTTACAAGATACTCGACTTGATCACATCGAATGGCTAGCCTACGTTGGGATGGTGACTGCCAACAAACCTTGCATCAACTGGACTGACGATGATGCCTCTCGATTTGAGCAGAACCTGTACGAGTTGGCCGGAGCTTTCAGGAGGCTCGAGGCACTCCATCACGAGCAAGCCGTCGAGCGCCGGAGCACGGACGAAGCGGTTCGCCTTACCCTAACAAGGCAAGATGGGACGGATATCCCTCGGCTAATTTGGATGGATCCTGAGCTAAATGATCAAATTGAACACCTTGTGGATCAAACCTTGACGAGCGTTTCGAGGGTGGTTGGGTCAAAAGGCGCCGAGATGTTTCTGGTATCTCTTGTTAAGCGAATACTGGATGATCAAACGCATATTACGACACCATCCCAATTCAACGGAGGGACTGAAACCAGTGGATAGAGACGGTGTTCGTCACGTAATGGGGTTGTCCGGAGGTAAGGATAGTGCTGCACTGTCAATTTACCTTCGGGATCAGTACCCGACTATGGAGTACTTCTTCTGCGATACCGGAGCCGAACTTCCGGAGACATACGAGTATCTTGATCGACTTGAAGGACGACTTGGCAAACGGATCGCTCGCCTCAACTCCGGAAAGGACTTCGACCATTGGCTCGCAGTGTATCGGGGCGCGCTTCCCTCCCCTCAAATGCGGTGGTGTACTCGCCGAATGAAGATTGAGCCGATGGAAGATTGGCTTGGTGATAGTCCTGCGGTCAGCTACGTTGCCATTCGAGCCGATGAGCCAACTCGCCAAGGCTACGTGTCTTCGAAGCCGAACATAACCACCCGTTACCCATTCCGCGATGACGGTATTGACAAAGAGGGCGTGATGCGGATCCTCGCAGATGCCGGTGTTGGTTTGCCCGAGTACTACTCATGGAGAACGCGATCCGGTTGCTATTTCTGCTTTTTTCAACGCAAGGGAGAGTGGGTAGGCTTAGCTGAGAAGCACCCAGACCTCTTTGAGCGAGCAGTCGCCTATGAGGAGAAGCATGCATGGCAAGAAACCGCTATGCAGGGGCGCACCTACACTTGGTCACAAGGCGAAACCTTACGCGCCCTCGTTGAGCGAAAAGAAGACGTTATGCAGCGCCACGCTAATGCTATGGCAAACGCGCGTGCAAAGCGCAAGAATCTACCGCTAATTGATGTTCTGACCGATGCATTTGATGATGAGGATGACACAACTCCGTGTGTTGTGTGTAACACGTAAGCCTGTTCTTTCGTCAGCGCTCGGTAGATATGAACGAAGGCTACGCAACCCAAGGGCGATATGGTCTCACAGCTATTGCACGCGCTAAACTTTCACGGCCGGTGACACAAGCAATCGAAGATTCGTTAATTGGTCCTGGCACCACAGTTTTTGATTACGGATGCGGACGCGGAGGAGATATCGCGCGCCTGAACGATCTGGGCGTAAAAGCGGAAGGATGGGACCCAGTCCACAGGCCCGCATCTCCCTGCGTGCCGGCAGACGTGGTGAATATCGGGTACGTGGTCAACGTTATTGAAAATCCAGATGTCCGAGCCCAGGCACTCCAAGCTGCCTGGACGCTTACGCATCGGCTCTTGATCGTGTCTGCGCGCCTGGACTGGGACGTAGCTCCAACTGCGACCTTCCACGGTGACGGCGTCTTGACAGCAAAGGGAACCTTCCAAAAGTTCTACCGGCAAGAGGAGTTGCGGTCCTGGGTGGAAGAGGTGCTATCAACACACAGTGTCGCGGCCTCTCCCGGGATCATCTACGTCTTTAAGGACAAGGGTCTCGAACAGTCTTTCCTATTAAGCCGTGTCCGCCAGCGCAGCAGGTTGGGGTCTCGGCAGAACTTCCTGCAACGTGAGCAATTGCTGGAGACGAACCGCAACTTACTCGAACCACTTGCGATTTTTCTCGAATCCCGAGGACGCTTACCGGAAGTTGAGGAGATCCCAGATAGCGCCGAGCTTGTTTCGCGCTTTGGTAGCCTCCGCTCAGCCTTGGCCATGGCCGAGCGAATTGCAGATGCGACTACTTGGCAGCAATCCCGCCAGTCGCTAGGCGACGACCTGCTCGTTTACCTCGCCCTAGCGACGTTTGGAGGAAGGCCTCGATACAGCGAACTCTCACTTGAGACCCAAAATGATGTCAAGGCTCTTTTCGGCTCCCATAAAGAGGCATGTCAAAAGGCCGATGGACTGCTCATGGCACTCGGGGATTCGGAGAGACGCTCCCGTGCGTGCACCGAACGGACAACCGGAAAGATCACTCCCGACGCCCTGTATGTCCATGTGACGGCGCTGCCGTCACTTCCGCCCTTGCTTCGAGTTTATGAAGGATGTGCTCGTGCGTTAACCGGGACGATTACGAACGCCACCCTAGTCAAACTCCACCGTGACACGCCGAAGGTGTCGTATCTCATTTATCCCTATTTTGACAAGGAACCACATCCAGCTTTGCACGTGTCAATCCGGGCTAATCTTAAGACACTAGATGTAAAGTATCGGGATTTTCGCAACTTTAACAATCCACCGATACTGCATCGAAAGGAAACGTTTGTCGGCGCCGACTATCCAAATAGATCAAAATTCGATCGGTTGACGTTGCAAGAAGAGCGTCATGGCCTTCTCGACAATCCCGCAAGCATTGGGACGAAGCTCACGTGGGATGCTCGCGTCAAAGCGGCGGGCTGGCGCATTTCAGGACACCGCCTAGTACGAATACAAGCATAAATGCGGATGCAAATTTTCAAATTCTGACAAATAAGTAAGTTTATTTATGATAGTAGTGTTTTATATTTATTTTTAATACAAACATTTCACACGTGCACGGTGAACTCTCGGCAAACGATCCATCAGTTGCCCCAACGGGATTAGTTCACCGCTCCTTCGGCTTGTTCTTGCTGCCCTTGGGTCGGCCCCGGCCTCGGCGGACGGGTTCCGTGCCGTCTGCTGGTCGAGCCGAGTCAGACGAATGGCTGGTCGTGGTGCGACGGGGGCGGCCGGGACCGCGTGTGCTTCCTGGACCCCGGACCACGGCGTTGTCAAAAT